GCCAGAGAGTGACTCGACTTCATATATCGCAGTAGCAGGAACAAAGTTCGTAGCTGCGAAAGGACTATAGCTCGGCGTAAGCTCTGCCCCAGTACCAATACCGTCAATGGCTTGAGACACTGCTAGTGTAACCGCAGCACTTAGATTCTCGAATTCTTCTGGAGCAACATCAAATGTGATTGACTGAATGCCTCCGGTTGGTGTCTCAAAAGATCCTGCATATGCATTTTTTAGTGCAGCATTACCTGCGCGGACTACTTTAAGAGCTGAACCATACTTTAAGAATGATGCAGCAGTTAAAAACGATTGTGTGTGAGCAGCGTCCGGTGTACCGAATATACCTGCAAGTTCTTTTTCAGAACTTACGAGATTAATTTCGTTTACTGGACCCCAGCGAAAATATCCAGAATATCCACCAATAGAGGTAGATACTGCAGGTATTACATTTGTCAAGTCGATTTCTTTTACTTCGACTCCTGGTGATACTTGAAAACCCATGTTGTTATTCCTTTCAGTTGTTTATAGTTGTATAATAAGAATCATAATAAGATGTATTTCAATTCGATTAGATTTCTATTTATAACATTGAATGTTTAGAGATTGTTCCATTCATTTACTGCGTTTACCATATCTTCATATACGATTGTAGTATTCGTAGTAGGTCTATCATTGATTATACCGAATGGCATTACATCGTCTTCCATTTCTCTTACTCGATCTTGATATAACATCGACTTTAAATCAGTATCGCTCATGTCACCGAATGCATCAGAAGACACAAACCATGCGAACATGACCAAATTCATAACTAAGTCATCGTGATTTCCAGTAGAAGCGGAATAACTTCCACCCTTTACTTCGAACGTTGATAGCTCACTAATAGTATCGGCATCTACAATATGAAGTTTATTCAATTCAACAATATCTTTTAGGTTCGAACACCCGATCCTCTTTACTCTCTTTGTCATCATTACGCCAATACCGTTTGACTTCACTGATGACGAAACAAACATGTTCTCGTATTCATAATCATAATACACATGATTGCATACAACTTGACCAGCATCGTTATTCTCAATTACGACCATCGCATTATTATAGAGAGTAGCTACTTTAACAATTATATCAGGAAATAACATAGGAGACACTAGATTATTTCTATATGTGCATACCTGTGAGAAGCCAAGATCATCGATCCGTATAACATTAAACGTTGAATAGTCTTGTCCTCTTCCCTTCGAAACGTCAACTGTCATTATATATCGAACACCTTCTTTAGGCTTCTCATAGTATGATACATCATTTCGAAATTCAACTGGTGTAGCAGCCTTCAAACTGAGAAGTGTATTAGAAGATACTAAAGTGTTTGATGTACCGTGAAAGGAGTTACCAAACTCTTGTTCAAATTGGCGTTCTGAAGTATTTGATATCGTTTGTCTTTTCCATTCTTCATCTCGACCAGGAACATCCCACCAATCTACACGAAATGCTTTAAACTCATTTGTATTCTGTACAGCTCCTTCGTATAGACGATGAAAAACATTACCGACACCGTTTGCGGTTGAAGTAATAATCACCTTTGTCTCTTTACCTGCAGAAACAACAGGGTATGTCGATGTGTAAAACTGTGCAGCATTCTCAACGAAAGCAAACTCGTCAAGGAAAAGAAGATTCACTGATAGACCACGAATAGAACTACCAGAAGTCGCCGCTGCAACAATCTTAGTGTTATTTCCAAATGTGATATTCCCTTTATTAAGTGCCTTACATCCAGGTTGTAAAAAGAATGGGAGATTCTCAAGCGCTAGCGTGACACGTGATAGCATCTCTCTCGCTGTTGCACCTTTATTCGCAAGGATTGCAATTGTCTTTTCAGGATGAAAGACTGCATACCATAGAATGTAAATAACCGTGCTAATACTTTTACCAGACTGTCGACAAGCCAACACGATAGAGAATCGATTATCGTTAAAGTGTTTAAACATCTCATCCTGATATTCGTACGGCTTAAATGAAACTAAACCCTCATCTAATGATATGACCTTTACGTACTTCTCGGCGAAGTATGCAGCATCTTTCATGCACTTTACGTATTCAGCAACTTCTTCTTGAGTAAAGTTTTGCTGAACGCCATCTCGTTTGACAAGTGGATTTCCTAAATAGCCTGCTTCTCCATTAACTATCGTCATTGTTCTTTAAGAATTTTTGCAATTCAGTAGTAGAACCAACGAAGATAGCATTATTTGTTGTGCCTCCTGAAGCATTTTGTTTCTGCTCTTCAGATTGTGTCAATTCTTTTCTCTTCTTTTGTAGAGTAATAAGTCGATCCATCATATCAGTAGTAGTCTTAAACATACCAGCTAAAACTTCGAATGCTCGAGGATGTTCTGTCTCACTTGCAAGTGCCATCATATTATCAATAGCTTCTTCAGATCTCTCAATTAATGATTTGATCTTCTCTCGTGAGTAAGCATAATCTTCTTCAGTATCAACAACGATCTCTGATTGTGCTACTTCAGTTTTGATTTTCTGCAATTCCTGAGGTATGTGCGTTTGTAATGCACTTAGTATATCTTCTTTTGACTTAATCATGATATAACGTATTACTGCTATGGATTATCGTCAAACCCAAAACTGGTATTTGTCGTGAAATCGTCTTCAGTGTCATCTTCTGAACCAAGTTCGGTAGCTACTCTATCGATCGGAGAAGAGACTGATTCAGGCGTAGAGTTATTATAAAGGTCAGCTTCAACAAATCGGATAACTGGTTTTTCATAAACTCGACCAGTGAATCGAACCTTAACTGTAAAGTCGAGAGTGTAGATGAGTGTTCGACGAGTGACAAAATCACCTTCGTATGAATCTTCGAAGCTTGTGCCATTTAAAATGATAGGAACATCAACAGAATTACCTGGACCTTCCATATCCTTTATCGCAACAGTATATTCAGGAACGAATGTTGGAATTATTTGCTCGAAGATTTGAAGTGCATCATCTTGGTTTTTAGCTATGATATTAAGCTGGATTCCAATGTCGTATGGCACAGACTGTTTCAAGATTTTCTTTGTGCGTTGAGGACCATCTGGATGTGTACCACTACCTTCAAATCTTTTTACATTTAACTTGTTTAACGCGCTGGTTGTGTTCTTATCAATAGAAGTAATTTCAAAGCTCATTCGAGGTAGCTTAATCGCAATGCCCTTATCTGAAGCAGCTTCATTATCAGATTCGATGCGTGCAAGAAACTTCTTTATTGGACCATATGCTAGAGGCACTCGCGTTTCACCCAACCCTCTTCTAACAATCTTGATGTTGTTGAAAATGGTTCCGAAAACCGCAACAGTTTTCTTTAAAGTCTGGTTGTAAAAATGTACGCCGTCTAACATATTAAGTTATATTAATTTCTCCAAATGGATTCATCTCAGAGAAGTCTATGAAATTGTTGCCGATAGTTTCGAAGTCGATGTTTTGTGATTTAGGATCGTTATCGTCCATCGTATTAAAGCTATCGATACCTGTAATAGCATAAGAAGCAGAAGACTCCGCACCTATAATATTTCCTGGAGTAGTTCCAACCGTTGTTGAAAAGAGCGTGTTACTTCCGTCAGAAGCTTCTTGACTAGAGATATTAATTCTTCCATCACCAATAGTCGATACTTCTCCGGTGACTGTAACTCCAGTTGTTGTATTTGTCTGAGTAACATCTTCGCCAATTTGATATGTTCCGGAACCAGCACCTAATAAGATCTCTGTCTGAGATGCGTATTGTGTTTCGAAAGAATCAACTGACTCAATACCAGTGTCGAGAGCTTCATTACCGTACTCAAACAATTCACAGGTGAGTTTAAATGTAGGCAATCCCTTTAACTGATAGAACGGTGATTCATCTTCGACAAATCGAATTTCGAATAGACCATTTACGAGAGGAAAGTATATTAGATCGCCTTCCTGCGGGCGCGCCTCAGGCACTGGCTGGAATCTACCGACGAGTTGTTCCCATCTAC